TTATTCACAGTGTTTTCACTCCTCAGGCAAAATAATTTTCTCAGCAGAAACTTTCCGCATGTCCAGACTGGAAGAATCCGGCGGAACATTGGAAAAGTCGCTTGTAATGCGGAAACATGCCCCGTCAGGAATTCTTTTCACAAGCATAGGAAAATTCAGAATCACAGATTTTTTCGTAATGATTGTATAGCTGCTGTCAGTGCTTTCCTGTTCAGCGGACTGTTTCTGTTTGGTTTTGTCATGCCGGAGAGTCGCTTGAAATGATTCACTTTCAGAATAAGCAGTTTTCTGACCGCCTTCGCCGTCATCTGTGCAGATTGCAGTCAGAATCACGAAATCCGTCATATATTCGTCAAGCAAAGTTTTCATTTATAGTTTTCTCCATTTATTTAAGTCTTGTGAAAATACCGTCTGCCAAGTTATCATAGTATCAGCGGACTTGTTGCCGAATGCAGACTGCAAGCCGGAAGCCTTTTCGTAAGAATAGACATCCTGATAGTTTTCCTGCCGGAAGGGCTTTCTTGCAATATCTTCATAATTTTCAATCCAGTCATTGATGTTATCCAGCAAATCAAGCAAGCCCTTCGGAACTCTCATGCACCAGACCGCACCGGAAAAAGTAATTTCATCTTTCAGTCCTGTGAAGTCTTCCGCATACTGGTAAACACCGTCATTCTGCATTCTGCTTCCGATAATGCGGAAATACTGACCGGACTGCAAATGACCGTCCTCCACCAGTGCAGACAAATCAATTGTTTGATTTTTTATTGTAAAATCGCCAATTATCTTATCTTCTTTTTGTGTGAACCAGTTATTCAGCTCTGCGCACAGTTCGGTCAGTGTAATCATGCTTTCACCTTAGCCCTTTGAAATAATTCTGGCGAACGGGATCGCTTTGCTGTCGAAATAAGAGCCGTCTTCATCACGCACGACAGTCCAGCGTGCAGCAGTCGCAAGCTGTGCATCTGTAGGGGAAATAATTGGAGCAGACGGCTGTACAAAGCTGAATCCACGAGGTGCAAAGAGTTTTCTTTGTCTGGTATACAGATAATCTTCACCGCCGTTTGCATCTGGTTTACGGGCTGTTTCGTAGGGATATTTTGCACCGCAGTCGCAAAAATCAAAGGCATTCTGTCCGAGAAGATAAGTTGTGTAAACAGTTTCATCGTCTGCAATTTCTGTCGGGACATTATCATCAATTAAAACAGTTCTTCCATTCCAGCTTGCAAGAGAAGTTTCTCTCTGTACACCGTTCTGGTCAGTTTGTTTCCAGTATTCCAGAACCTGTAAATTTTCAAGATTAGTAGCAACAGAACTGTGCATAATCGCAGCAGTGAAAATATTTTTATTATCGCCGGCGGCTTTCTGAATGGCTTCATTCAGCGTTGTGACACCGACATTAGGCGTATCTGCACTTGTAATATCAAGTGTATGTTTTGCAGAAAAGCCGTTTACGGTAACACCGAAGATACCTTCAAGGATTTTCAGCAGTGTTGTTTCGTCTACATCGTCCCAGTAATTGACTACCTGAGAAGCAATATCTGCCATGAAGTCATGCCCCGTCATGTCAAAAGCAAAGTCTTTTTCTCTCCAAGCCTTTGCACGTCCGACAACAATCATGGACTGCGCAAAAGTTGAAATACCTGTTGCAGTAATGTTTGTTGCACCGTCATAATTCAGCGGTTCACCGCCAATCAGACCTACCATAGGAACAGTAATAAAATTGCCGCCTGTCTGGTCAGCCAGCATAGATTTCAAGTCACTTCTGCTTCTGAAAATGCCAGCTTTCAGAAGCGCATTTTGTTTTGTTCTGGGAACAGTTTCAATATATTTTCCAAACACTTCGGAGTTAAAATTTTTCTGGTCAAAAACACCCATATTATTAAAACCTCATTTCATTTATTTATTTGCTTAACCAAGTTTTCACTTGTTCGTCGTTCGGATGTTCGTTTGCATAGGTCATTTTTTGAGCGAGCGGCATTGCAGAGAATGTGTCGCCAGTCGTATTACTCGGCGGAGTGGCGACATCCGCACCGGACCTTGATACAGCAGGGATAAAATCAGACCATTCAGATTTGATAGTATCCAGAATCTTTTGCTTGTCTTTGACAGAGCCGTCATTCTCGAATGCAAGACTGTCCGTATCAGAGACTTTCAGAATGGCAGGAATATGTTTTTCAGGAATGCCGGATTCTTTCAGCAGATTTCCGTAAGCAGAATCTTTTTTTGCCTTTGTTTCTCTTGCCAGCACATCCGCCTTGAAGTTATCAAATTCTGTTTTCAGGCTGTTGTACTTGTCCTCAAAATCGTTTGCAGGCTTATTTTCCGCAATCAGCTTGTATTTATCACGTTCCTTTGTGACTTCTGCAAGCTTTTCAGAATCTGCCTTATAGCGGTCACGTTCTTCTTTCACACTGTTCAGTGATTCTGCATAAGCCGTGATAATTTCTTCAACCTTTTCAGCTTCAATGCCCATAGCGGATAAAAATTTTCTTGTAAGAGCCATAACATATTTTCCTTTCTATTTTTTGAGTTCTTCTTTGAGAATCGTTTCATACTGCGGAGTATTTGTAGAAATTCCGATTTTCAGGAATTCTCTTGCACCTTTGTGAGCATGTTCATTCATTCCGAAATACACGTCAAAAGAATAGGGAACTTCTGTGCCAATATAGACAATCGGGTCAGTATTGTTGATTTTCGGAATATTTCCGTCAAACCATTGACTTTCATCATCAAAGTACACATAGCTGTAACCGCTGGAATCTCTTGTTGCATATTTAATACTGTTTTTCAGCCGTCCGGTTTTGACAGCCCTGAGCATTCCAAGCTTGCCTTCAATAGCCTGAACTGTCTGGTCAACAGCAAGTGCGCCGATTTTCTGCATTGCAAGTTCACATTTTCGGTCAAGTTCGTCAAGAACAGTTTGCTTGTTAGAAGTGAATTTAAAATTACTCATAAATCTAAATTTTCCCTCCATTGTTCGTAAGTCAGATGTTTCAGACGTTCATCAACTTTCAGCTGACTGTAGTGAAATTTTCCGACTGTGACGAGCATTTTACATCTGCAATTGCAAATTTCCTCCGGTTCTCCCCGAGGGTCGCAGGGAAAACGACAGCCGTTATCAAAGCGTTTCCCGAGTGCGATGCACTGCCCGTTAATTTCCTGATGAGATTCTCTTGTGAGAAAATCCCCTCTGCAAAGCCAGGTTTTCGTCAAAGGAATGCCGAACTTGTGAACGGCTTGATAACTGTCAATTCTTCCGGCATTTTCCGCACCTGTCACAAGCAGATAAGCATTATTTTCTGCATAAAGCTGTGAAATGCTGGTCACTCGTTTCATATTTCCGGTAATGGCTGAAATCGGTGTGCCGAAAATTTTAAGCATAATCACAACGCTGGAATGAATCAGCTGCTTGTTTCTTGTGAAATTTCTTTCAGGCTTATGCTTGTCACGTTTCGGCAAAGAATCCGGATTGCTTTTGACATTCTTTGTTTCGCCTGTTGCAATGCTGGTCTGATGTTCAATTTCATAAATGCCGTAATATCTGCCCTCTGTGTAAGCTTGTGACAAAGCCTGAAAGATAACATCATCAGCAAGGAAATCAGAAACTGTTAATTTCTTTGCAAGCGTTTCAAGCAGAGCCTGCCATTTTTCGCCCATAACAATTTTTAATCTCCAGTTTCGATAATCCGTTTTAGAAAGTTTTCCGGATTCGAGCAGTTTTCTTTTGCAGCTATCTTCTTTGGAGAACTGGTGTAAATATTCTGCAAGCTGATGTTTCAGGGAAGTTTCAGCTTTTTCATAAATTTCAGAAATTTCCCTCCTGAGCCGTTTCAGGAGTTTGTATGATGGGTTCTGATTCTTCATCTTCGTCACCTACTGACTGACTGAGCCGTTCGAGCCTGATTTGTTCCAGAACGGCTTTTGCTTTGTCGCCGTCTCCGAGAAGGTCTAAAATTTTTGTCGTCATATATTTCTGACTGAGCCAGTTTGCTGAAAGAATAACATTCTGAATTTCTTCCTGAGCATTAATCATGACAGACCGTGTGAAAGACGGGGATTCGCCTGTAATGCCGATAACTTTCAGAAGGCTGTCAAGAAATGTAAGCACCTGATATTCCAAATCATCTGTTTTGCAGTTAAGCGGTTCATAGCTTGCACGGATTTGAGTAGCCGTATTTGCGCCGTTTGCAATCAGTTCAGAATTCATTGCCATTGCAGACTGATACAAATCTCTTGACAGTCTGTCAAGAAGTGCTTCACGGTTGGAATAGGGGACATCTATCACATGGGATTCTGCTGTGACTGCATCATCTACTTTAGCAGCATGAACAGTTTTGATGTGCTGAATGAACTCTGACAAATCAATATCGTCCATAGCACCGGCATTGTTCAAAGTCCAGTAAAATAAGCTTGCATCATCAAGGTCATTTGCAAAACCGTTTTTGATGAAATCATAACAGTCAATCTGTTCACGGATACCGACAATTTCTGACTGTTTGTTAGAGTTTCCCCACAGCGGAACAATCGGAAAAGACGGATAATTTTCATAGTCAGAAATTTCGCTGCCGTCAATTTTGGAAGTGAGGATAGTCGGAACATAGCCACGTTTTTCGTGAAGTACGCTCCAGACACCGTCTTTACAGATATAGTCTGTATAGCCGTCAATCTCATACAAAGTCGCACGCAAGGGCTTTTTTTCTTCCAGCTGCCAGAAGCGCACACCAGCCATTAAAACTGAATTTTCTTCATCATAAAGGGGTGCAAATTCCAAAATACTGAATATATGCAGTTTGCTATAATTCCAGAAGCCAAAGCTGACACCGCCTACAAGAGCCTTTTTTGTCAGTTCCTGCAAATCGTAATCAAACTGCTGACCGAGCTGTTTTCTTGTTTCTTCTTTCTGCCATTTGACACCGTTTCCCAGCAGGTACTGCGCCCACTGTAAAACAAATCTGTGAAAGTAATTGGACTTTGTTTTCCAGTTTGCAGAATAGGAATCCGGCACGACTTCACCAGTGACTTTGTAAAGAACTTTCTTGTATTTTTCAATTGTCGGGTTCATCTGCCTGTCATACTGTGAAGCGATTAAAGCAGTCTGATACAAGTCACTTGTTTTGTGCTCCTGAATCAGTTCACTGATGAAAGTAATTTTTTCAGATTCAGTTTTGCATTTCTGAAAGTCCTGATAAGTTTTCATTTATTTTCGCCTTCCGGAAAGAGAAATTGATAAATATTCAACATGTTGCTGATAACAGTATTAAGATTATCAAGCTCATAATCAGCATTCACATCATAGTCCTCTTCTTCAAGCTTGAAAAATTTTCTGGATAAAGCCTGTCTCATTTCTTTTTTCAGTTGATTTTCCGAAAATTCTCCTCCGTATTGATTCATCGTCAAAAAAGTGCTATAGCCAACATGATTCTTTTCAGTTTGCGGCTCTTTCTGCTCTGGTGTGGATTTAAGTTTTTTTTGGATAAATTCATCTATTTCTGGCGATTTAGCCATTTTTCTAATTTCTTTTTCTGCAATGTTCAGGGCTTCTAAAACGTGACTAGCTGGTACACCATATATAGCTAATTTTTTCTCATTGTCATGCTCTTGCAAGATAACATTTGAAAGAACGTACAATGCATATAATAATTCTACCGTTGTAATTTCAGGCTCTTTCTGCGGTTCTTCGTAGATTTCCCAATCACCAGCTAAAACTGTCGCATAGCTAATATCTGGAACAATGTTTGATTCTTCATTTACTCTATCAAATATTTTAATGAATCCATCATCAATAAAGTAAAGCGTGTTTGGAAAGTCTTTCATTCTGACTTTATTTCCCTGTCTCATAGCTTCAAGTGCTTTTTCAAAGTTCATTATAAATCACCTCAATAAGTTCTGTATGGTCTCATTCTCAGGACATGCATTGTTTTCACGAAATACCGCATACTGTCCATGTAATGGTCATTTGTTTTGACTGGAGTATCTTCTTCCTTGTCACTCCATGAATAGCCCCTGATTTCTTGTGAAAGTTCCCTGATTTCAGGGTTCAGCTTAATCAGACCAGTATCTAATGCAACTGCCGTTTCTCTGATGCCGTTCAGTACGTCATTGTCAGCTTTACGGACTTTGCACCAGTGTTTTTTCTGCATGAGCGTAATAAAGCTTGCAGCAGAGGGGTCAATAATCAATGGCATTTTCCGACCGATTTGTAAGATTGACTGCAAATGCAGTTCCTGCACAGCGGTCTGAAAGAATCTGTCTAAATCTTCGCCGTATTCTGCATCTGTCTTTTGTCTTCCGGTCTCTCTGCCGGAATGATAGTAACCTCTTTCAGCATACCAGACATTTCCGATTCTCACCCAGAGAAGACAGGCAAAGGCATTCAGAGTGCCGTAATCGACCGTCATACAGCAGTCAAGAATTTTGCCGGAAACTTTTTGCAAAGCCTTGTCACACATGGGATAAATCAAGCCTTCTGCGAGTACCCAGTTCCCGAGAATATATCTCTCGTAAAAGACACCGGACAATTCTTTCTTCATTTCAGCTTTTACAAAAGGGTCAAGGTAAGTATTGTCATCAATGCAGTAATGCTGAGAATACACATCACCGCCGGAATCAATGAACTGTTTCAGCCAGTGGTCAGGGCTTCGGGGATTGGTTGTCCCTTCAAACATAGAATACTTTCTGTCAAGACGGGTTTTCAGCATCGTGAAAACGTCCTCTTCCCACGTAGCAATTTCATCACCGTAGCAGTATTTCACGCTTGCACCACGGATTCTGTCAACATTGGTGACTTTTTCCGCTCCTAAACAGTAGACCTTTTCGCCGAAAATCCGACAAGTGTTATCTGCTTTAATATCGGAGATATTTTTCACGCCCCAGAGTTTTTGCATCGGTTCAATAACATTTCTCTGTAAAGTGCCTTTGGTATTTCCAAGAAGCAGGTTAATACCGTCCTCATGCGCCCTGTCTCTGATTCTGAACGGAATTAAATACACGTCCAGAAATGTCTTTCCTGAACGTGTAGCACCGTGTTTGATGTTCCATCTGTGATGGGATTCCCGAATATATTCTTTCTGTTTTTCAGTCAGCCTAATCTGCATCTTCCTCAACCTCAATTGCTTTTCCAACGGGGGCGGTATCTTCTGCATGAGCTTCCACATAATCTGCATCATAAACCATGCCGGTGTCTGCATCAATGACCGGATTTTTGGCAGCTTCCAGCAGTGCGTCTTTGATTTCGTCCAGATGAGCAATGATTTCAGCCTGTGAATTGTCGTCCGGATTGTCTTTCATGCCGAGGTAGTTTTTCGCTAAGAAAATACTCATCACAGCATTTCTTGCTGCATGATGCAGCATCAGCCGTCTGAGAGAAATATTTCCTCTCATGGATAATTTTGCATATATATCAGAGAAAGACTGGCCGTATGTCTCCCAGCACCATCTGTTTACTGTCCGCTTTGAGCAGTAGAACCAACCGCTAATTTCTTCACAAGTACAGAACATGGCACAGAGCTTTTCAAACTGTTCTTTGTTAATTGGAATTTTTTCACAGGCTTCTTCGTCCTGAATTTCTTCGTGCCATTCCGGCGGACTGCCGATAGAAATCATATCGTCAATATCTCGAATAATTTCAGCACGTTCTTTCTGTTTTTTCTCAGCACGTTTTGCTTCCCGTTCTGCTTTCTGCTTCTGCTTTTCGAGTTCGAGTGCTTCTTTTTCTGCTTTACGTTTTTTCATGTTTCGAGCTGTGTGTCGTGTCATATTTTGCTCACTTCTTTCTGATTAAAAATATTTATGTACAAGAAAAGCACCGGAGCAATCAAGCCCAGTGCTTTTCAAAACAGAAAGTGAATGATGTCGCAAGTTCGTTACCAGCAGACTTTCATACTACTATGATAGCACATTTCAGAGTATCATTCAATATCTTTCAGTATCATTGAGTATCATTTTTTGAATTTTTTTCAATAATATCAGTATTCAAAAAAA